ACAGAGACCGGTTTGGCAAATCTAACTGAGACTAGGGGATACGTCATTGAAGGCTTCCACCCATATGTGCAAGTCAGTTTTACTAGCAACGCAGGATCTGTTACTAACATATTAGCAAGATAAAGTTGCCAACGGCGTTGACTTTATCTAGAAATATGTTAAAGTAATAAGAATGTTTGATATCCTATCTATTATTCCGGGTAAGAAAAAGAAGTCACAGAGCGGTTGGTATAGTTTCAACGCTGTGTGCTGCCACCATAATGGGCACAAAGCTGATCGTAGAGGGCGTGGCGGTATCAAATTCAGCGAGAACGATAACTGGAGCTATCATTGCTTCAATTGCGGATTCAAATGTGGATTTGCGTTAGGTAAATCTTTAACGAAAAATACAAGATTATTATTATCATATGCGGGTATCGATAAAGAACAGATCGACAAGTGGAGCTTCGAGAGCCTGCAGCACAGAGATTTATTAGATATCGTAAAAGTCACACGTGAGAAGAAAAAAGTAAAATTCAATGAGATGGAACTACCAGTAGCAGAGTTATTGGATATAGAGAATCCAAATCATAAATCTTATATCGATTATCTCAGAAAACGTGATATAAACTACACTGATTATCCATTCATGTGTACACCTTCAGCAGAAGGTAGGCAAGCTAATAGGATCATCATACCTTTCACTTATGAGAATAAGATCGTAGGTCATACAAGTAGATATCTAGATGATCGTAAACCTAAATTCATCAGCGAACAGCAAGGTGGTTATATCTTTGGATATGACCTGCAGAATCCAGACTGGCAAGTGTGTATAGTAGTAGAAGGTATTTTCGATGCGTTAAGCATCAATGGATGTGCGCTGACAACCAATTCTATAAGTGATGTACAGGCTCAGATCCTGAAATCGCTGAATAGGAGAATCATAGTAGTTCCCGATCAAGACAAATCAGGGACTGAAGTCATAAATCAGGCACTACAGTTTGGTTTTGAAGTCAGCATCCCTCTCTGGGAAAAAGGTGTCAAAGATGTAAATGATGCAGTAGTAAAATACGGCAAAGTACCTACACTGCTAAGTATACTTCAATGTTCTACTAATAGTAAGATTAAGCTTGAGATAATGAGGAAACAACTTGATAAAAGACTTTAATACAGATGTCCAGACATTATTTCTGAGAATGATGGTAACTAACGCAGAGCTTTATACTCGTGTCAGCAACATCATGAATCCAGAAAACTTCGACAGGACATTGAGACCGGTCGCAGGTTTTATCGTAGAACACACTACCAAATATAGTATCATGCCTGATCCATCACAGATCAAGGCAGCGACAAGCGTCGAAGTAGAAACTATCTCTGAACTACAAGAAGGTCACAATGACTGGTTTATCGATGAGTTTGAACGTTTCACTAAGCGCCAAGAACTAGAACGTGCTATCCTAAAAGCAGCAGATATGCTTGAGAAGGGTGATTTCGATCCAGTCGAAAAACTCATCAAAGATGCAGTACGTATCAGTTTACAGCGTGACATGGGAACTGATTATTTCGCAGACCCTAAAGGGAGATTGACATCGTACTTCAATCAAGGTGGGCAAGTAAGTACAGGTTGGCCGCAGCTTGATAGCCTGATGTATGGTGGAATGAGTCGCGGTGAACTCAATATCTTTGCAGGCGGTAGCGGTAGCGGTAAGTCATTGATCATGATGAACCTAGCATTGAATTGGTTAAATTCTGGATTGAGCGGTGTCTATATCAGTCTAGAATTGAGTGAAGGTATGACTTCATTGCGTACTGACGCAATGCTTACTGGTATGAGTACAAAGCAGATACGCAAGAGCATCGACGATACTGAGCTTCGTGTGAGAATGGCTGGTAAGAAGATGGGCAAGTATCGTGTGAAAGTACTACCTGCTCAGAGCAACGTGAATGCTATCCGTAGCTATATCAAAGAAGTACAGATACAGACTGGGATAAAGGTAGATTTCGTGATGATCGACTACTTGGACCTCGTCATGCCAGTGAGCGTCAAAGTAAATCTAAATGATCAATTCATCAAGGACAAGTATGTAAGTGAAGAATTACGTAATCTCTCACAGGAGCTTGGTGTACTGATGGTAACTGCAAGCCAGTTGAATCGCAGCGCAGTCGAAGAAATCGAGTTTGATCATAGTCATATCGCAGGTGGCATCAGTAAGATCAATACAGCAGACTTCGTGTTTGGTATCTTTACAAGCAGGAGCATGAGAGAACGCGGGAAATACCAGATTCAATGTATGAAGTCTCGCAGTAGTACTGGTGTGGGAACTAAGATCGATCTTGAATATGATGTAGAGACTATGCGTATCACTGATAGCAATCCAGAAGAAAAACCACAAGTAACTCCTAATACTATCTTGAGCCAGATAAAAACATCAAGCAACGTAGGTTCAACAAATGCTGCTGTTCATAGCACATTAGAAAACACAGAAAGACCTGTAACCGCAAATGTTCAATCAGCTAAGCTAAAGTCATTACTAAGTTCTCTCAAGAAATAAACCTTTTCGAATAAATATAATTAAGGTTTAAGGTTATGCAAAAACGCACAAAAAGCTTATTAGAAGAATTGAATTCATATGGTGATTTACGTGATATTAATCATGTTGTCGAATCTCGCGCCTCTAACTTAATTGTTAGTGCTGCCAATCTGATTGAATTAATTCAAAAGAATTATGATCCTGAAAAGGCAGAATTGTTAGAGAAAAAGCTTTTGAGTGCCATAAAAAGCAAAGACCAATCTCGATTTTCAAAAGCTGTGAGGAAGAAATAATGAACAAGTACGATGATCTAGACGAAGGTCTTTTAGATACACTATTAGGTAAAGGAGCTTCTGGAGTAAGAAGCCTTTTCAAGAAGGGTGTAAATTGGAAAGAGCAAGCAACACAGGACAAGTTTACTCAAGAATTCGTCTCTACATTGGTAAACTCTCTTAGGCAAGCTGAAAAAGGTGGACTACTCAACACTGCTATCGCACCTGCCCCCGGACAACCGGCTGCTGCAACACAAGGCGCAGGTTCTGCTCCACCAGTTCAATCACCAGCTGCAACACAAGGCGCAGGTTCTGCTCCACCAGTTCAATCACCAGCTGCACCTCAGGCAGCTCCGGCTGGATCACAACCAGCATCTACACCAGCTGCTCCAGCAGCTGGTCAATCGACAGTTCCTCAGATCGACGTAAACTATGCTAAGACAATCAACGCAGTAAAGAATCTTGCTTCTTCAGGATCAAAAGAAGTTCCGGCAAACATCGTACAAAGCACACTAGGTGATATAGGAAATTCAAGATATAATAAGGATTACGCAATCAATAGCGGAAATAGAATCCTAAAATTAGCACAGATGGGTTATAATGTATCTGGATTACAGCAAAAGTGGCTTGCTAATGCACAGATTGGTAAAAAACAAAGAACTGTTCAAGAAGATGATGATAGCTATGATAAGTTAAATGCTATTTTTGAAAGCATAATAGAAAACACAGGTGGCATGAGCGTAGATGCTTATGTAAAGAATTGGTTCAACAACTATATGAGTGGGATCCAATGGCAGGGTTACTCACAGCAGGTAGATCAGTTCATCAAGAACATTGCTGACACGTACAGCAAAGACAAGGGATATAAGGCAATACAGCAATTTTCAAAAGCTGCATATTCCATAGCTAGAGCCCAATCGGGTGCGGCCTCCGCCAATCAAGGTCAAGCAAGTGGACAACAACCTACAAGCGCAGCGCAACAGGCTACCCCAAGTTCAGCACCGGCAGGAACACCATCGCAGGCAGCACCTGCAAGTGGACAACAAGCTGGTCAGAAGGCAGCACCTAACGCTCCTCAGATTGATGTAAACTACGGTAAGATAATCAATACTGTAAAGAACCTCAAATCAACTGGTAACAAACAAGTTCCGGCAAACATCTCACAAAGCACATTAAAAGATATAGGTAATGCACGATATAATAAAGACTATGCTATCACTAGCGGAAATAGAATCGCTAAATTAGCACAGATGGGTTATAATATCAGTGACTTGCAACAGAAGTGGCTTGCAACTACACAGATGGGCAAGAAACAGAATACTGTGCAAGAACAAGAAATTTTTGAGATGGCAGAACTATTTGGTGCTATCGGTAAATATAGAACTATATTATCTGAAGGAAAGCTAGATGAAGCCGGGGCTTGGAATGCAGTTAAGTCTACTCTAGGTAAAGGTGCATCAGCAGCAATGTCTGGCTTACAAACAGCCAGTGATGCTAAAAACAAATTGTTAGCATTAGCAAAAAAACCACAAAAGGTATCTAACTTTAATACTAGAGTTAGAGACGGCGTAGAAAAAATAAAAGCTGCCAATCCTAAAGTCGGCGCAATGATGCAGAAGTATGCTGATTGGGCATTGAAACCTGAAAATCAGTGGAAACAAGGAGTCGTTATAGGAGCAGTAACTGCTTTAACAGGCTTTATAGGAACACCCGGTTCTGGAGCGGCTATGGCAGGTGTATTGAGAACACTCAACGGTGTACTTAAAGGTGAAGATTTTACTGATGCTCTTGGAAATTCTTTAATAACAGCAGGATTTGGTTGGCTTGCTGGTCTAGGTATCCGTGAGTTAGGTGACTTCTTTGCTAACATGCATATAAACTTACACCCATTGAAGGGCATCAGAGATATCATGGATGTCAAGCTAGACTATCAACGAATTCAGATGGGAACAGGCGGTGGTGGCAGCGCAGTAGGACACCTAACAACAAAGATTCCTTCAGATATGGCTGGACAAGTACAGGGCTGGTGGAATGAAGGTATCAAGTTAGCTAGAGAAGGTCAGTTCGGTCAGGCGCAAACTCAATTTAATCAGATTAGCACGTACTTTGGCGGTGCTGAATATCAAAATTGGTTAAAATCTGTAGCTGATAACAACGAAGCATTGCGTGGAAAATACCAAGTAATTCTTGATGGTGCAAATCAGATGAAAGAAATTGCTAAAGGAGTATCAACTGCTGTACAAGGTGCAGTCACAGGCGCTGCTGGTAGCGGAGTAGGTGGAAAGATAGCAGGAGCTATAGGTAAAGCAGGTTCTGCGATCAAGGGGGCCTTTACAAGAAAACCACAAGCTGCACCACAAGCAGCAGCGGCACAAAATTCAGCGTCTACTGCAACTAGCGCACCCGCTGCTGCCCCTCAAGCAGCCCCTCAAGCAGCCCCTCAAGTAGCCCCTCAAGCAGCCCCTCAAGCAGCAGCTCCAGGATCTAAGTTTGGATATTCGAAGAAAACCAACGATCCAAATAACCCAAGATACAAGGCACCTAAAGCAGCTCCTGCCCCAGCTGAGAAACCAACTCAGCGCATGGTGAGAGTTCCAGTAAAAGATCCTAAAACAGGAAAGATTATACGCTATCAGATGCAACCTGCAACAAATGAATCTAAGAAGGTAACTAAGAAACCAACAAAGAAAATTGTCAAGGAAGCAGTCTTTAATCCAGAGTTTAAGAATCATACTATGGATGAGTTAAAGGCTATGTATAGCAAAATGAGCAAGGATCTACTATAATGCTTCCCGTTAACGGTATGCTGAAAGAAGGTGGCAATGCTATACCCGACTCGATGCCGGTAAACCGTGACGACATAAAACAAGTAGTAGATAAAGCAAAAAGTTTCATACCGTCTCCTTTGTTAAAGAATCTACAAGCAGATATAGGTTCTTCTGGATATAAGATTGAATCCGGTGATATAGATTTGATGGTAGATGCAGAAGAAGTCGTTGCACTCTTTAAAACTGAGAATGAAAAAGATCCAGTAAAAGCAGCAAAACAAAAATTAAAAGATTATTTTAAATCTAAAGGCATCGAAGCAAACGTCAATGGTAGAAATGTTAGCATAGGTGTAGTATACACAGATCACGCTTCACAGAAGAAAACTGCACAAGTAGATGTAATGGTAATACATGACGCTGCTATAGTAGCTCCCTGGCATCAGCATGGTCCACGTGGTATGTATAACGATCCTGAATTCAAGGGTAGTGAAGTCTTTATGCTTATCAGCAGTATTGCTAAGCACCTAGGTCTCAAATTCGATGCATTTGGTGCTAAACTCATGCGCCGAGATGATAACAAAGTAGTAGGACGAACACGAGAACAAGTAGCAAAGATATTATTAGGACCCGAAGCTAAAGAATCTGATTTAGATAGCGTAAAGTCCATTATGAAATCATTGCAATCAGATCCAGATCGTGAATCAAAACTAGCACAGGCTAAACAAGATTCAGAAAAAGGTTTGATACGTTTGCCAGAATCGGTAGAGTTCGGTTCACCTAGTTGGTTTAGAAACATCATAGACAGGGTATCATGAGATTCGTAGAGTTTAGCAGATCGATAATAGCAGAGGCTAAAGACGCTAGCCCTAGGATTCCTCATCCTGAGGATGCCATATTTATTAGCCAAGCAGAAGCAGCCAAATATGAGAAAGCACTCGAAGATGCTATCACTAATTCAGAGCAGATAAGCATCAAGTGGGATGGTGGTATAGCATTATTTTTCGGTACTAGTCCAGAAGGCAAGTTCTTCATC